CCGTGGAACGGCGCCCCCAACTTCGGCAAGCAGGTTACATGCACGATCCAGCGCAACGGTGACTTAATCTACCGTATGTACCTCCAGGCCACGCTCCCCAGCGTCTCCCTCCTCGCCTCTGACGGCTCAGGTGCCCAGTTCCGCTGGCTCAACTGGGTTGGTCACAACCTCATCGACTGGGTCGAGCTCCAGATCGGCGGCCAGCGCATCGACAAGCACTATGGACAGTGGCTCCACATCTGGAATGAGCTCACCCAGGAGCCTGGCAAGCAGGCCGGCTATGCCAAGATGGTTGGCAACATCCCCCAGCTCACCAACCTCCTTGTTCAGGGCGGCGAGACCTGCGACAACTACTGCTCAGGTGGCGAGCCCAACTCCTCCAACGAGGTCCTCAACTGCTCCCCTGAGTACACCCTCTACGTGCCGCTCCAGTTCTGGTTCTGCCGCAACCCTGGTCTTGCGCTCCCGCTCATCGCGCTCCAGTACCACGAGGTGCGTATCAACCTCCAGTTCAACGACCTCACCAACCTCTGCTGGGCCTTCACCCCCCAGGCTGCGTCCACCACGGCTATCCAGACCCGTGTTGGCAATGCTGGTCTCGTTGCGTGCTCTCTCTATGTTGACTACATCTACCTCGACACGGATGAGCGTCGCAAGTTCGCCCAGGTGTCCCACGAGTACCTCATCGAGGTTCTCCAGTTCACTGGCGGCGAGTCCATCACCTCGAGCTCCAACAAGCTCAAGCTGAACTTCAACCACCCGTGCAAGGAGCTTGTCTGGGTTGTCCAGCGCGACTCCTTCACCAGCTGCGACACCAACGTCATCAACCCCTGGAAGGGCCAGCAGCCGTTCAACTTCTCTGACTGGTGGGACCGGTCAGTCCTTGAGTCTGGCTACTCCGTCACCCGCGTTGAGGGCATGGCCGGCGCCAACCCTTGCGTGACGGCGCTCATCCAGCTCAACGGCCACGACCGGTTCCAGGTGCGTGAGGGACGCTACTTCAACGAGGTCCAGCCTTACCAGCACCACACCAACATCCCTTCTGTTGGTATCAACGTCTACTCATTCGCTCTCCAGCCTGAGCAGCACCAACCGTCTGGCACGTGCAACTTATCACGCATTGACAACACCACGCTCCTCCTCACGGTCTCCAACAATGCCGTTGGCACTGCCACCTCCTCCACTGTCTACGTCTATGCCACGAACTACAACGTTCTCCGCGTGATGTCTGGCATGGGCGGTCTTGCCTACTCCAACTAAACGCACAACTTCACAGTGGTGCGTGTTTGTATATTTTTATTTTAATTAAGTAACTTTGTAACCTCTTTATTCAAGTAGCCGTGCTGTTTGAATACAGAAGAACTAAATAGATTTTTATTTTCTAGAAGAAGCAAGAACAATACCGATAATTGCTATAGAACTCACTAGAATTCCCAATATTACATATATATAAAACGACGACATTGGAGTAATTGAAAATTCAGGGACGGGGGGTGGCGATGGATGCTGTGAATTTTTCCGACAAATTGGACAGAATGGAAATTCAAGATTACTAATGGCTTTTTTTTCGTGAATCCATTTATTCCAGCAAACTGGATGAACATGGAATCGACAGCCACATGTTGTATATTTACTACTCTCTACAAGAGCAGCGCCACTTTCATGAACAAGTTCAAGACAGGCAAAACATTCATTATCAGGAGTCACCGCAGTGAGTTCTGTAAGTGAAGTGGTGGAAGTAGATGGCTTCATTGAACTACACTAAAAAAATAACCAATATAAACTCAAATTTTAGCATGTAGTGATCTTCCGTCGGCGAAGAACAGGACCCTGAATTTCCGTAGGAATATCAATCTCTTCACTACTCATCCAGTTAGCAATCTTAGTTAGACTACCTACGATTCCAAACAAGAAGGCTACCAGCATCGCCTTGTACATACTCTGCATATTAATCATTAGACTCATAAGAATCTGACAGAAACTACTATCCATCACAATAAGACTCTGTACAAAACCCCAGGCACCCTGTGGAGCACAGAAACACATGTAGACATGAGTGGACGACCATGCTACAAAACCAATACCAACTGCGGTAAGAAGACCCCACCCTCCCATTTGCTTACACGTATTGGAACAACACTCCCTTGATGACATGAACACTTTGACAGTAGTCCGGTCACCCATTAGCCTCAAATTTTTTCCAGTGCTCATGTAGAATGGACATTTCAAATATTACAGACTCTCAGGACCTGGTGTTTATCGGAACCGCGGCCGTCTTTGTAGAATTTGTAATTCTTTTTCTAACTAAATATTCTGGACCCAAGCCTACATTTGGTGTTATCGCACTTAATGATTGGTATGAACGTTTTGGCATTTTTGCAGTTGCAGCAGACATTTTTAGTGCAATGATTGGTGTTGTAGGGGCTCGTTTTCTCTATACCTACCTTTTCAAATCTGTGATGGACTGGTCACCACTGTATTTTATATTGTGTGTAGTTCTCTTTCAGGTTTTCCACGACCTCTTCTTCTATCTTACGACCATCCAGACTCTTCCCCGAGGACACAATGAAATGATTGATGTCTTCCAGGATTATGCGAAAGAAAATGGTGCAAAGATTCTTGTTGCGGATGCTGCAATTGTAATTGGCACGGCACTCGGTGCAATGTATCTGAAGTCAATACCGCTTCATTTTGTCTTCATAAGTCTACTGGTTGCTCTCTATGCGCTCTGTTTTATTCTCTTTACAGCGCCTACACCAACCAAGGCTGAGGTCTACCAGGCATCGACACCTATTCCTAAGGCGCCTCAGGGCCCGCCCCAGCCGAAACAGAATTTCCAGCAGGACCGCCAGCAAGGACTCCTAGACCCTGGAAGTTTTGATCCTCGACAATTACACACTCCGTTCGATCAGCAAGGAGGCTATTAAGAGCCGCAATACGCCGCTCCAACGCACCGCCACGCTGTTTCTTTGACACATGTTTCCAATGCCATTCAAACGATAATGCATCGTGTTTCGTAAATGGTCCTACATAACAGTGCCGACGCCACGTCTCTCCTGCGGCCACTTTTGCCCGTGTGGCCCTCGCACCCCCCACAATTTCTCCCCTATGTTGACGCAACCGGCGATCTACATCGACAGTTGCACCAATATACGTCGCCCCACCTGAAGATACTAGACAATAACAGTACCAGGGTGCTTCCATTCTAGTATTCTTAGGCATTTCTCTTTAGAAGTGCCACGCCATTTCTCTCCGCATTTTGAAACACCAGAGTAAATCCATTCTTCTGCGCGTGCTCTAGGACTTTATCCGTCTTCATTGTATCCGTGTCATCCAGAAAGAGATACTTCGGATTCAACTTACACGCCTCCTCATAATCGGAGAATCCACAATACTCTCCGCCATCGAGAATTACCACGTCCATTGCCTGTCCAACCTGGATATGTGGCACTTCCATGAAGGCCCTCTTATCTGATTCGTACCAGAGGTCATAGTGAGGCTTATTTTTCAGGAAAGTCGGATGCGCACGAATCTCTTCATCGGGCATCAGGCTCGTCGCAATGCGTCCATTTACAAAATCGACCATCTCACGTCCTGGTCTCGTAGCCCAATTCTCCTTTGCATACTGGAGATTCTCACGATTTGTCTCCAGTGCGAGAATCTTTATAGGAGCATACTCTGGCCGACTAAGTGCACCGAGTACACAACAGAGAGTCGTTCCAAGACCATTCCAGCAACCAATATCAAGAATTGTTTGGATGGTCATATCATGCTGCACTAGACCCATAAGAACACGTCCAGCCAGTGTTTCAGGGTGAATCTGACCAAGCGTTGCCTTCATAGTCGGAAGATAGAGTTTAGTTTAATAAAAACCCCGCGCATGTATAAATTCATCATGATGTTGCGGATTAATTATATGAACTAGGTTATCCGATTCACTTCGGATAAGATATCCGTTGGAATCCGTATACTTGTCATAGATATCAAAAAATCCGTAGCCATAGGACTGACAATTTGCCGCAATGCATTCATTAAAATAGCGGGCATAGTTCTTTCGATCCTCGTTTGTTCCCAAAAATGGGTATTCAGGATTATTCCAGACCGAAGAATCCACTTCAATTGGCGGAACTACATTGTACACATAGACTTGTAGTTTCTTGAACGGCGCAACAATTTCTCTAAGAC